TGTTTATAATTTTATAGACAGTGTGAGAACTAATATTAGATAAAAATGCAAGAAGATGCTCTGAAAGAACTTCACAAAAGATTAGCTGAAAGGTTGCTAGAGAGAATTAAAGAAAAAGATGTCAAGGCAAGTGATTTGAATGTTGCACGTCAGTTTCTTCGTGACAATAATATTGATTGCGTACCTGTTGAAGGAAGTCCATTACAGCAATTAGCTGATGAACTACCTTTTAGAATACCTGAAACAAAAGCAAAATTACCTAATTAATGTTTGATGAAAAATTACAAGACTTTAGAAATTTTCTGTATTTGGTATGGAAACACTTAAAATTACCAAATCCTACCAAAATTCAATATGATTTAGCCAACTGGCTACAGCATGGAACTCAAAGACAAATAATCTGTGCATTTCGTGGGGCGGGGAAATCATGGATAACTAGTACTTTCGTGCTATGGAAATTGCTATTAGACCCACAGCTTAACATTCTTGTGGTATCAGCAAGTAAAAATCGTGCTGATGATTTCTCACAATTTTGTTTAAGACTTTTAAGTGAAATAGAAATATTAAAATTTTTATATCCAAAGGATAATCAGCGACAATCAAAAATATCGTTTGATGTAGCTCCTGCAATTGCAAGTCACCAACCCAGTGTAAAAAGTCTTGGAATTTTCAGTCAGCTTACTGGAAGTCGTTCAAATTTAATCGTGGCAGATGATATTGAGACATCTTCTAATTCACAAACTCAATTAATGAGAGACAGGTTAAGTGAAGCTGTCAAAGAATTTGAAGCAATACTGAAACCCGAAGAAACTTCAAGAATTATTTTTCTAGGCACACCACAATGCGAATTTTCAATTTATAATAAACTTCAGGAACGTGGTTACAAAGTCAGATATTGGACTGCCAGATACCCAAGTGAACTTCAGCTAAAAAATTATGCATCTAATTTAGCACCTATTATTGGAAATACCTGGACGCATGATTTAATTAGTAAGCCGACTGAACCTTCAAGATTTGACGAAAAAGATTTACTTGAAAGAGAAGCATCATTTGGTCGATTGGGGTTTAACATGCAATTCATGTTGGACACTACATTAAGTGATTTAAATCGCTATCCATTAAAATTATCAGATTTATCTATAATGAATTTAAATCCTGATAATGCACCAGAGAAGGTAATCTGGGCGAGTTCTCCTGAGTTAAGACACGAAGATTTAGCTAATGTCGGTTTACAAGGAGATAATTCTTTTTATCGTCCTATGAAATTGGTTGGCGAATGGCTTCCATATCAAAGCTCGGTAATGTCAATTGACCCTGCAGGAAAAGGTTCTGACGAGACTAGCTATTGTGTATGTAAATTTTTAAATGGAAATCTGTATATCACAGACAGTGGTGGGTTCAGTGCAGGTTATACAGAACATGTTTTGAATAAATTAGTTCTTATAGCCAAAAAGAATAAAGTTAATAAGATTTTAATAGAAGAAAATTGGGGTTTAGGAATGTTCGAGACAATATTAAAACCTTATTTAAATAAAGAATACAGATGTACGACTGAGTTAATCAGGCAGACGACTAATAAACACAGAAGGATATTAGACACCCTTGAACCACTTATAAGCCAACACAGAATTATTATTGATAAGAAAGTAGTTAAAGATGATTATGAATTAACCAATAATTTGTATTCACCTGAAAAAGCACTCCAGTATCAGCTTTTTTACCAAATCAGCAGATTACAAAAAGGTGCAAATACTCTAAAACATGATGACCGAATTGATGCTTTACAAATTGCTTGTTCGTATTTTCAAAAACAACTAGCAAAAGACCAAGACATAGCTTTTAAACAAAGAAAAGAAGATATGTTCAATATTGAAATGGATAAATATTGGGGTACTAAGACAGAAAACTCTTGGATTAAACTGTAAAACCTATCCCTTAAACAACTCGAGCAATGTGTGGGGGCAGGTGGGGTAACCTAGCGGTACTCCACCGCTAAAAACTACTCTTGGAAAGACACCACAGGTTTAACGATAAGTGAGTGTTTTTACTGTTTTTTAATTAAGTGCCACTACTTGAAGTACTTACTATAAGTACTATAGGACACTTAAGTATAAAAGCTAGAAAGAACAAAATCAGTATCACTTATGTAATAAGCTATTGATGAAACCTTTCGTACCCTTTTGTTATGACCAATAATACTTCTAATAAAGTCATTTATCTTAAATCTTTAGTTAAGAATTATAAACCAAAGGTAGATACCTTCCCTAAAGATATACTTAAGGAACTAGAGGAACTAGGAATAGATTTAATTAAAGGAAAAAAACCTGTTAATCAAAAGGCAGATAAACATGCAGGTAGAGACTTCATACTTAGACACACAGAGGAATTTCTGCATCATGCGGTGGATTACTCCATGATGGATAGATTTAAAGAGGTCTGGGGTTGTCCAAAAGATTTGGCATAAAAATTCGACAGGTACACGTATATACACATAATTTTTTTTTCCCCGTAGCCACCCTGTAGAAAAAATATAGGTACACCCACTGTCTTGATACACAATGCAACATTTGTTGCAGTAAAAATGATAGTTTTCCAGGTCTAGCAACAGAACTTGTTAGTCTTCGCAACTAATGAATGAATTTTTGCAAAGTTTTTTATTTTTTTTCTATAAAAAATTTTCTTGCAGTCATTTCTCTCATTATCTGTTTTAGAACTTTATGAACTTTTATGTTATACAATTGGGGTATGGCTAAGTTAAAGAAAAAAACTCTGACATCTCCATCAGTAAAAATTGTTAAAGAAAAACTATTTTCAAAAGCTGTCATAAACCAAATGGACAAGGCGGTTGCTAAGACACAAGGTTTAACATTAAAAGACTACCAGAAACGAAAAAAGCTATTTCAAAAGCAATCTGAAGAATACCGAAAGACACATTGGGTTTCAGACTTAACTGAAGCACAACTATATTTCATTGCGACATCTCAAGAAAAAGAACCTTATTATTATGTAGGCAAACCATTATCCAAAATGAATATTGATAAATTAAATCATTTTAAACAACACAACAAAGGTTATTTGGAATGGCTATCTAAAATAAATAGATTAAGGAAAATTAGAGATGGTATTGAAAAACCTTTAGAACCATTCAAGAAACTTCGGGAAGAATATCAGGCAATCGGTAAAAGATTAAGAAGTTCATTCTTGCCCGAACAAGAAGTATTAAGACAAATGCAGAAAAAAGGATTAGATGCTTTAGAAAATTTAAGCAATCCTGATTTATTTAAAGGTTGGAAAAAAATAAGTACCAAATGGTCTCCTATTATGGGAAGTTCACAGGTTAATCCTGTAAATTTTTTTTTAGATGACATGGTTTGTCCACCACCACCAAACATAAGGGGTGTGACTGGGACATTTACATATAATGAAAAAGATGGTCAGTGGCACAAAGATGAACCAATAGATAAAGCTCATGGATTAAATACTTTAATGAAGAAGCATGGTTTTTCTTCAGCACTTCAAATACCTAACCACTACCTAGATACTTTTGATGACCCAAGTAAAGCTGATTATTTTGTTGATAGTTTTGACAATCCAATAGCACTGGCAAAGGCAGTTGGGGTAACACCACAGAAGATATTCGAGATATTATGCAGGGAAATCAAGGTTTCCATGAAGCATTATCAGGAAATTGCATTAATGGGTAATACTGTAGCGATAGAAGGGCTAGTCAATGAATGGAATAGGATAAAAGCTACGAAACCTAAATACCCATATTCTCAGTTCTTTAATTCTAGGTTTAGAAAAGAGTGGTCTGAAAAAAATGGTTGGGACTGGAACGATTATAAAAGGTTTGTAGAACAATTTCCTGAATGGATAAGAATTTTTAATGCAAGGGCATACAAAAAAGAAAAAGTAAAAAAAATAAAATTAAAAAAAGCAAATTAAGTTCAAAAAAACTATCAAATTTTTTTAACAAAATAAAAATCTTAAAGAAATAATCCGAAAGGGTTTCGGACAGTCAAAACATATAGGTTTTTTTAGAAAGTCCAAAAGGGTTTCGGATTTAAAACAGTCCAGTGTAATTGGAAATAAAACCTTTTTATGATTATATGCTAATCACTGGCTAAAAGGTTTGGCAGTTTTATTCCTTCCTTCCTTTCTGCTGTCAGACACTTAGCCAGGAAAAATTAACAAGAGAAAGGGGAAGGGTTAGGATTGAATATTATGACAGACACTAGTCGTTATAAAAATGCTTCGTTGAATATTGAAACAATGGAGCTTTTAAAGAAGCAAAGTAAGACGATATGTGAAGCACCACTAAGCATAACGAAGACCATAGAGCATTGTGCTAAATTTTATGAAAAGCACAAAGACTTCATACAGAAAAATACTAAAATAAAATCAGAAGCTAAAAAAGAAATAGTTTTAGATTATGATGGAAAAATATTTGAAGACCATGTTTATGCTGAAACAGTACCAAGGAATGACGCAATTCATTATCATAGGGTTCTTGCTAAGAAAAAGAAAACCTTACAGGAACTAGGTACAATCTTTGGCATCAGCAGAGAAAGAGTTAGACAAATTCAAGAAGCTGAGATGAAGAAGAATAAACTTTTATCTCAGACTTGGAGTAAGGAAAAAATAAATGCAAATAGTAACTAAGCTACTAGACCATGTAGGTGTAGTTGCACCTACTGTAGATGAAGTAGGGGTACTAACAAAAGAACTTAAAGACAAGAGTAAGAAGTTTAAGTCTTTTGCTGAAGCACCTTTTCAGGGCGAAGTAGTTATTTATGAAACTATTGAAGACATCTTAGATTGTTAATTCTTCGGTAGTTTCTAATGCAACATTTTAATATGAATAATTTAAACAGGAACAATTTCCAGGTTATCTATTTTTTCAGTAAAAACTGTATAAAACCTATGGTTGATACCAATATAAAACACTTGTGCATGGAGTTGGGGTAGTATATGAAGAAACGAATGGCTAAATTAAAAAATTATATAAATCATTATTTATATAAATTCACAACACAAGCGATATGGGTGTTAGCACATGGCTACTGTAAACTCTGGTACTTCTTTCGTTGCACGATAAGGCATAAAAGTGATTTTAATTACTTTATAAGAGACTTATCAAAACAATATAAAGGATATGTACCTGATATTGCGTACTTTTCATTATTTAACTGTCGCTTCTTGAATAAAGAAGTTTTAGTTGATGATGACTATGAAAAAAGCTGTGCCATAAAAATAGGTCATGTTGAAGTTATGTATAGTTTTGACAAACTTAAAAGAGAACCAACAAACCTACTTTTAATTGATGATAGTCCTAATTGGCAAATTTTAAGGACATTAGTCAAGATGACTTCACAATCTCACCATAACGCATCTGTGTTGAAATTTAGCAAACAACATAGAAAGGAAGAAGGTTATGGTAAGAACAAATATAGAAAAAGTTCTTCATAATTTACAGTTCGATAGATTGTTTCTGGACAAGATAAAGTCTGTCGAAGTAAGTAAGAAAAAGGTGCTACATGGGAATGGAGTTCCATTTCATTATGTAAGTGTCTTTAAGGTCTTACTTTGTATGCGTGATGAACAAATGAATACCAATAATATTTCTGAAAATTACAGAGGTATTTTTGGACTTGGGATAAACCAGTCTTCTCTGTCTAGAACATTAAGTTATCTATGCAATGAATTGAAACTTGTTGAGTATGTAGAAAACGTACATACACAAGATGCTAGATTTACTTGGTGTCGTTTGAGTGGAGAAGGCAGAAAATTTCAGAAACATTTAATTGGAAGCACAGAAGTTGTCCAACCGAATGTTGCTGAATTTAGACGAATAGTAAACATAAAGTCGGCATAAGGTAAGGAGAATAAATATATGACGCAAACACAAATAAGTTTACATGCTCTGTTGCCGAAAGGCATTAGGGTGCGTAAAGGCAAGAAGGGTGATAGTCTTGCAGTGCAGACTAGGAAACAAGT